TTATTCTTGTCTCATCTGTATAGTTAGCTTTATTAAATTTATCAAAATTCTGGTAGCCGTGAAATTTACATTTAAATAACCTACCACCAGATAATGGATACCCTTTCATTCTGCAAGGTATTTTCTTACCTTCCCTCAATCCAGCTCTAGTAAAACCTTGACAAAAAACTTTCTGCTGCGCTCTTCCAGGCATTACTTATTTTCCCATGGTTTGATCCCATTACGTTTATTGTATTCAACTTTTTCTCTGTATCTTGGGTTTGCTTGTTTCTTTATTCTGGACAATGCGCTCAATATTTTATCAGAATTAACATAAGTCGCTTTGCTTTCTCGTTCCTTGTCTTCTTTCAGTTGAATGGCTTGCTTACATAAATAAACATTTACAGTTTCTTGTTTTAGTTCATCCAGGGGTAGCTTAGATAATTCATCTAATATCTTTTGAGTATCCCCTGCAAAACTCTTAACTATTTTACCTATATTATTAATGGATATTGTTTCTTCTAATGTAGTCGTATTACGGCTATCTCGTGTCGGTGACACGGCTATCTGGGTTGGCTCGTAAAGTTTTTCGGCTCGCAAAAACACCTCATTTACGATATAAGTTTTACCAGATCTACCTCTTATAGCTTTTATAATATTAAGTTTATTTAAAGTTTCCAGGCATTCTTTGATAGTGGTCCGGCAAAGACCTGTATCTTTGTGTATTGTTTCATGTCTCAAGCCTGCCTTATATCCATTTTTCTTCCAGGCATATTTCATTACAGACAAGAAAACATTTAAACAATAAGACTTCTTAACCCCATCCAATATATCCATATGATGATATAATTTATAGGTTATGTGCAAAAATCCTCTACTTACGTTCATTATTTATCCTTTCTTTTTTTAGATTTACAATTTAATTTATGGTGGTCATGCAAGGATCTCAAGATTTTAACCCATTGGTCCTCATTCATTAACTGAAACTCTGTCTTAGAGCTGCGTATACGCTTAATTCTAAAGGTTAGGCTACCCTTTGTCGATTCTCTGTAAAATACGAGCCAGCAGGGTATATTTAAGCGACTAGCGATGATCTTTGAGAGGGTTGTAGCCTTAAATTTCTGACCTTTGTCATAGCAAGTCTCAATAATGGCTAAAGGCTCATAACAATAAGAGCAACACTCGACACTATCAACATCGATATAAGCAATGCCGTCATATTTTCTGTGCCAATCAGAATATAAACCATTACTGAAAGCATAAACATCACGCGCCATTTTTTAATACCCTAATCTCATTTTCTTTTTGTTCAATTTCTTTTTCAAGCGCAAAAATTATATCTGCTTGTTTTTTAATATATTTCTTTGCTCGTTTAAGTTCTTGTTTACAATTAGTCTCATCGAAAATTCCAGAATAAGTCATATTATTTTTCGTATATAATTTTCTTTACAACTTGACGTGGGTAAGCAGTTATATTTCCAATAGAAAGTTTATCTTCATCATAAGAAAAAGAGGTAAATATTTTTACTACTTTAGAATCTTTATAATATAAAAAACCAACGTCTTCGCACCAGGAGTAGCTAAATTTATCAACATCTGCCATATCATCGTACCATTGACTTGAGCTGCATATGTCGACCCAGATTACACGAACCTTTTTATATGGTAGTTTTTTTTTAATCATTTTCATTCCGTTATACAAACATAATCATCCGTTGACAACTACTATAAATGATTGTAATACCTAACAAAAAAATGGAAAACAAAAAAATAGAAAAAGCATTTTCAATATTTAATGGTGGTGAAGGATTGGATCATTGGTCTTACTCATCAACATCAACTCCGTTTGCAAAAAATTTATTAGGTTATACTTTTCCTCAAGAAGTTAGAAGGAAGTTTGCATTTAGATATAAAGCTAACTTTGGAAACTTAGTTAATAATGTGGTCCAGAAAATGATCGCAAATGTAATTTACAAAACTAAAACAATTAAAGAAACAGAGTGGGATAGAGATTACCTTAAATGTTTTAAGGATGAGCAAGAAGCAATCAATAAGAACCCACCCGTAGACGCAAAAGATAAGTTCGGTAGAGAAGCGATGATTAAGTTTGCCGAAGATTGTATTCCAATTACAAAAAAAGTTGTGCAGCAGATTATAGGTAAAGATAAATTAGTTTGCGAAAGATATGTAGAACTAAAAGAATTTGATATGATTAAGCCTGTCATTGGTCGTATCGATTATGAAACTAAAACAAAATTTATAGAACTAAAAACTAAGCCACCTAATTTAAGGAAGGTTAAAGGTAAGGAAGAGTGGAACATGATCACTCAAGATCTACCATCAGAGCCTACGATTGAAAACCTTACACAAACTTCGTTCTACTACATGGCAACAAAGAAGATACCTTACTTGGTATATGTTAATGACAAAGATTATATTATCTTTGATAAGAGCCATGAGTTGATGAAGGCAGATCACCTGCAACATCTTTACAATAAAATGATTGATAAAATTTTATTGTGGGAAAAAATGATTATGTTTTGTGAAGGCAACATTGAAAGATTAGCAATGATGATGGAGCCACCGGATCTTAATCATTTCTTTTACTATAAAGATTTAGCAGATGAACAAAAACAATTAATAACCAAACTATGGGGAATAAAATATGAGTAGTGAAACAAACGTATATCAAATGAGGGGAAATAATATGAGCAATATACACAAGAAACTTTACAATGCTTGTAATAAAGCAAGTGGTGTAAAAAAAGGAAATAAAAATGGCGCACCTTTTAGTCCACTATTGCATGATGATGTGCAAAGAGTGGCAATGGCAGCTTTTTTAGAAAATGGTTTATATCCAACCTGCAATTATGTAACAGACATCACAGATAAATATGTGGTTGTTACTTGCACCATGAGAATAACTGACATAGATGATCCAAAAAGTTTTATTATAATTGATGGATGTACTGCCATGGGTGGATTAGATAAGTATGGAACAGGTCAAGCAATGTCATACAGTAGAAAGTATGCGTTCTTGAATGCACTAAACTTAAAGACAGGAATGGATTTAGAAGATGGTTACAATGCTAAACCATTCGAACAAAATTCTGTGGAGCAATCTTCAGAACCTACATACATGGATGATGAAGTGGATGTAGAAGAGATCATTAACAGGATCGAACAAACTAAAACTACTAAACAATTATCAGTAGTTAAGAGCCAAGTTAGATCAGTTGTTGGTCATCTTAAAACTAATAACTTCAAAGCATACGAACAGATCAGAGATCGTTCTGCTGCGCATGAAGTCAAACTAAACAATAATCAACAGTAGTTGATATAACCAAGGAGTAAACATGGATAATCAATCCGAAAAAATATACATTAACTTAACCAAGAACCCAGATTGGAAGTCACCAGAAGATAAACTTCCTATATATGTTGGTCCAAAAAATATGAAACATCCAGATAAGAACTGGACCATTGGAGTAAACATAAATGGTAAATGGTATAACCAGGCTGCCTTTCCGTCTAAAGATCAAGACGGCAAATTAAAAGCAGGAGAGTTGACTATAATTTTAACACCAAGTGGAGCAGGAAAACCTGCGAATAATAGCTTTGCAAAAGCAAGTGATGGTGGTAATAACGAATATACCTTTTAACTTAGGCTAAAGGGTATCTAGCAGGGTGGGGTTTTTTTTCCCTTTCCGTTTTCCCCACCTTGCTTAAAAACAAATTATGACAGACAATATTAAAGAACCAAAACATTATACTCAATACAGAATTGAACCTATTGATTTTATTATTTCTAATAATTTAGATTTTTGTACAGGTAACATAATTAAATATGTTTTAAGATATAATTTAAAAAATGGTGTTGAAGATCTTAAAAAAGCTAAACAGTATATAGACTTTTTAATCGAAAAAAAAGTTGAAAAAGGTACAAAAGTATGACAAAATTTAAAAGAATTATCAATGGAGAGTGTCATTTTCAAATGATAGAACTCTTTGATGATGTAGAGAATGCTGCAAACAACTCGAATAGAGGAGAGTTTGTAGAAGTAAAAATCGACAACTTAAAGTACGATTTTACAACAGTAGCAAAGGAGCATGATGGAAAACATCAAAGTTCGTCTGCAAAAGCTAAAGGATCTTCAAGCGAAGAAACACAAGAAGTTCCTGGAAGCAAAGTACAAAGTAAATAAGTATCAACAAGATTCTTATAAATTGCTTTGGCAAATAGAGCAGACAAAAGAACAGTTAATGACTAGTAAATAGTTATTAACTTAATAGTTGAAAAAAAAGAAAGGAAAACGTAGGGGATCTATGACCATAAATATAAGTACACACTATAATACACACAAAAAAAACATTAACCAAAACCATTTTATCTACAAAGTTAAGAAAGCATTTTACCTTCTAACAAGCCAAGAAGAAAGATTATATGAGGTAGGGTTTTCAGAAGGATTTCTGTACGCAGCAGAACTAATGCAAAGACAACCAATATTAGATAGCAATAACAAAACTAAAATTGCTACTACATTTAAAACAAAGAATGCAAACTTGGAAGTCGTATCTAAACTTGTAGATAAAGTGTGTGAAAAATATACTGTAAGCAAGCACGATGTTTTTAGTAAGGGTAGAACTAGGGATGTAGTTCGAGCAAGAAGTATAATTTATAATCTATTGTATGAAAGTTATAATGTTAGTCTATCTTCTATGGCTAGAGTATTTAATCAAGATCATACTACAATCATTCATTCTTTAAGAAACAAACAACAGAAAAAGAATTATTGGGGTCCAGAAAATACTATCTGGGAAGAGTTTGAAGATTTAAGAAGAATTACTTTTTAAATCCAGACTTCATATTTTTATAAGCCTTTGCAGAAATCGTAGACTTCTTTTTAGAATTTGAAGTACCAGCTTTTTTCTTTTTATTAATATTATAGTACAAACCTTTTTTAGCTGTCTTACCAGTAGCTGTTTTGTGATAACCTTTTTTCATGTTGCTCCTTATGTTGTTTAACTTTTAACTCACAGTAGTTGTCAAAGCAAGAACCTTCTTTACCATCATGGCAAAAATATTCTCGTCTATGGGTTACTATCCAACCACCCTCATCACTCATTAACTTTTTGTCACATTCTTTACAATGACCACAAACTAATGATTGAACCTTTGGTTTTTTCCATCCTTTTTTTTGCATACTAACACTTCCATCTTCTTCTAGCTTGTCTTATTCTAGAGTTAGGATCGTTCCTTGTTTTAGCAGAAGATCTTTTAAGTTGACCAGCTGATCTTGCGCAATATGATTTTCTTCTTTTGGCTGCCTTTGATCCAGGTTTAACTTTACCTGTTACTGCAGTTTTTAATTTACTACCAGGATTGGCTCTTCGATATGCTCTAACACCTTTAGCCGTCATGCCAGCTCCAGACTTTGTTGGTCTGTAGTTTGCGTTCTTACCTTTAGTAGTTTTTCTGATAGCCATAATTTATTCTACTATTTTTTTTATAGCTTTACTACCATCAATATTTTTTTCTAATTCTGCTTTTACTCTACCACACTTATACTCTATATTATCGTTAGCAGATCTTTCGGCAATCCTTTTACCCTTTAAACAATCAGACATGGCAGGTTGAATACGATGCTCAGTTAGTTCTCCTGCTATAAACATACATAAAGCTACAACTGTACTAATAACTGTTTCCATTTTGTCTTACCTTATCTTTTAAATCCTCAATATCTTCTAATGCTTTTTTTAATTGTGCTTCTATATGATCTAGCATTACTTGAGTGTGAATATTTTTATCTAAAAGTTCTTGGTGTTTCTCTACAGTTTCGTATAGATCTTCAAGAAGTAAGTATTGTTCTTTGTCAGTTGTAGTTTGCTCTGACTTTTTAAGTAGATCAGAGTTCATTAGTTCTCTAGAAGTTTCAAGTGAAGTTAGTCTTGCAGTTACCTCTGTGTATGCAAAGATACCCATAGCAACAGCAACAATAATACCAACCATATTTTTAATTGGCATAGCAACAGATGTGTTTTCAGATACTTTCATTTAGCAACCTTACCTTTGTTGATTCCTTTTTTAATTACATAATCTTGTGTACCATTAGCACCAGTATTAACCTCTTGTCTCATGGATTTAAACACATCCATTTCTTTTAATTTTTTTTCTACTTTCTTTTTAAAAAATTCTAATACTTTGGTGTCTCTCATTTTCTTTTTCTTTTTTTGTGTAAGATTTTAACTCTTGATTGCCATAACCAGGTAGTAAGTTTTATAGAATAAGTCTCAAGCCATGAAAACATATTATCTAAACCACCAAAAAATTTTAATAAAAATCTATCAATCATCTTCCTTGACCCAAATATCTATTAGTATTTTTTTGACGTTTCTCATTTTTATTTAATGACTTCTTATGAGATCCTGGTCCACGTTTCTTTGGCTTATCTCTAGGTATAAAGTGTGTAAATTTTTGTTTAGCCATTACTTCTTCTTCTTATATTTTTTTTTCTTTTTCTTCTTACCTGTTTGCTGCGAAAGAAGTGTAGGTTTCTTTCTACTATACTGCGATACAAACATTGTTGGTGCTTCGTTACTCATATTATTTCTTTACTAGAGATCCACCAAAATACAATCCAATTATTGCAGACACTAAATTAGTATCTAATGGTGTAAGCACTAATCCTTTAGCAGATAAATATTCCCACTTTAATACATCTCTACCTTCAGTTAAAAAAAAGAATCCAGGTTTAAATTCTAAATAACCTACAATTACATTTGCTTCTGGATCTATTAATGGAAGTATTTTTGGCAAGACAATGATAGCGAACACAGCAGTTAATGCTATTATTCTTCTTGTCCATTGGAAACCTTTATCTTTAAATTCTCTAGCTTGTGCGAACCCTTGCATTTGTACATCGGCTCTAGCAAGCAACATCTTTTGTTCAGCTTGTTTTGCTTTTATACTTTGTGACCAGATACTCATCAACCCACCGAGTACAGTAGAACCTAGCATTGTTATCATTTCAAATGGCATTTGTTTCTCCTATTATTCGTATATTATTTTTACTTTTAATTTCTTTTGTTCTTTAGTTGCTCCTCTAGATATAAAGGATCCTTTTAAATTTCTTTTATATCCATCTGGCGCAGTATAGCTATCAACTTTTCTATAATTTTTAGCCTTAACATCGTAAGCATTATACTCACCTGTAGACATATTTAAAGTCACAATATCTATTGGTCCAAGACCACCCAGGGGTGTAAACACTAGTATATTAGGATCTTTTGCAAGACGTATTTGAGCAGTAAGTTCTGTAGTTAAACCAACTATAGCTTTTTTTCTTCTAGCCATTATATTTAAAGTAGCCTAACGCAGCAGCAAGAAGACTACCAAGGATCATAAGCAACTTAAAACCACCTTTACTTTTATTTGCATAATCTTTTAGTTCACCAATATCATCCCTTAAATTTTTCATATCTTTGTTCATGCTATCAATCTTATTAAATAAAGTTTTCATTCTTTCTGCGCAAACTTTTTCATGATAAGATATTCTTATTCCATTATGATCTTCTATGTTTGAGTGAAGTTTTTTTTTAGGCACCTTCACCTACCTTGTTACAAAAATAAGTAACGTATAATTCTTCTTGATTAAATAATTCCGTATTATAATTAATGACTTGTACAGTTGCTAGAGCGCCTGCTTTACTGCAATCACTCCACGAATTAAATTCTACTGGTGATATTGCTGTGTTGTTACACATACCTGTGATAGCCGAACAGATAGTGTAAGCCAACACAAATTTCATATCAACCTAAGTAAGTTGTAGCTGATGCGATTGCTGAATTAACTGAAGTCATATCTTCAGAACCCCAATCTTCTTTAGCAACCATTAACTCAAGATGTTCTTTGTTTCTTCTTACAGCATCTTGTTTATCTTCAGTAGATTCATCTGCCAT